GTCAAGAGGAAGGTACTTCTCCCAATTTCTATGCTTCCATAGCCTCCTCTCTGAGAGAAGATGGGATTCTTAATCTTCTTGACGATACTGACTGATAGTCAGGAAAATCAAGTCACTGAGGATATTGATGAAGCATCTCCTTTTGAGTTCGATACTACAGAAGAGGATGTTTTAGAAGATCCAGAGGGAGTAGGTGATGAAAGTCAAGAAGATGGGAAGCCCACTAGTCAAGAGGAAGGTACTTCTCCCAATTTCTATGCTTCCATAGCCTCCTCTCTGAAAGCAGATGGGATTCTTAATCTTCTTGACGAAACTGACTTTGAAAATATAAATGATGCTGCATCATTAGCATCTTTATTTCAAAAACAAGTTGATTCTATGCTGGATGATAACCAGAGGAGGATCAAACAGGTGTTAGAATATGGTATTCCAGTAGATCAAGTAAGTAAGTATGAACATGCTATATCTTATCTTGATAGTATTACTGAAGAGGATATTAAAGCAGAAACACAGGATAGTGAGCAATTAAGGGGCAATATCCTTGTTCAAGATTACATGAATAAAGGGTTCTCTCAAGAAAGAGCTAACAGGGAAGCCAAGAAATCTTTTGATGCAGGTACTGATATTGAAGATGCTCTAGAAGCTCTTAAAGAAGTTAAAGAGTTTTATAAGAAAGAGTATCAAACTCTTATAGAAACTACCAAAGCAGAGAAAGAGGCTTTACTAGCTAAAGAAAAAGAGGATTCTAAAAGGTTAGAAAAAATGTTTCTTGAAACAGAGGAACCTATGAAAGGATTAAAACTTACACCATCAGAACGTAAGAAAATTCTAAATCAATATACTAATTTTATTGATAAAGATGGTAATGTTCCCCTGAATGCTATTCAAAAATATGCTAAAGAAAATCCTGTGGAATATCAATATAACATTAATTTGCTGTACTACCTTACTGATGGTTTTAAAGATATTGGTAAAGTAGTTCAAAAACAAGTTAAAAAACAAACTAAGAGTGCTCTTAGCGACCTTGAAAGAAAATTAAGAAATCCCGCTAATAACGTAGGTTCTGGCGGTTTAGATTTTGGGAATGATACTTCTCAAGATTCTTACAAAGGTCTAACAGTAGTCCTCGATTAATGAAAAATATTTTATAAACCAATTTTTAAAGAAAACAAAAAATGGCATTAGGTAAATGGCAAATGCGGGACTTTACTTCGTGAAAGGGCCTGACTAGATCTAACCATATTAGTGGAGTTTTTGGTTCTAAGCCTCAACTTGCTACTAACGTAATGGTAAGGTTGCTAGAACATAATTATGGTAAAAACTTGGAATCTTATTTATCAAGGTTCCCAGTTAAATACTTTGAAGAAGATGAAGATATTACTTGGAGACTAATTGGTAGTTCTCGTAAAAATGTTCCTTTGGTAGAAGCACGTGATATTAGTGGTAATGTCATTACTTCTGGAATGGCTGGTGTTAATACAGAACCCTTCTATCTTGTATTTCAAGAAGATTACTTTGCTGATGGTGAAGTAATTGTAGGAGAGAAAAATGAGGTATATCCTCTGCGTATTTTAGAGGATCCCAAGTTTGAAGGTACTCTTACCATTTATAAGGTAGAGTTGATGGGGGCTGTTCTTAGTGGTATGCCTGCTGAAGAACTTCAAATGGGGAAAAGATTCTCCGTGGAATTTGCTCCTGTGGAAAAAGAAGGTTCTCGTAAGGTAGGTGATATTAGATTCGCTGCTCCTGTATCCATGCGTAATGAGTTCTCTCGTATTAGAATCCAGCATAAGATGTATGGGAACATGATGAATAAAAAGATTGCCATTGGTATCCCAATGCGTGATGATAAGACTGGTAAAGTAACAGTTATCAATACTTGGATGCACCATGCAGATTATGTTCTAGAACAACAGTTTTCAGACTATAAGAACTACGCTCTAGTATATGGTACAAGTAACCGTACTAGCTCTGGGGAATATAAAAACTATGGTAAATCTGGTAATATTCTACAAACAGGTGCTGGTATTCGTGAGTTAATGTCTTATGCTAATACCTACTTCTATAATGATTTCTCTTTGAAACTTTTGGAAGATGCACTATTTGAATTGAGTACGGGAGTAATAGGATTCAAAAATCGTACCTTCATGCTAGAAACTGGTGAAAGGGGTGCGGCATTATTTAATAAAGCAGTAATGGATACTGTTTCTGGATGGCAAGCATTTGGTTACTTTAATGGTAATGGTGGTGTAAATATCATACAAAAAACTAATTCTGAACTTCACTCTAACGCTTTGAGTGCAGGATTCCAGTTTGTTGAATATCGTGCACCTATGGGTATTACTTTGAAAGTAAATGTTAACCCGATGTATGATGATCCTGTACGTAACAAGATCTTACATCCACTAGGAGGTTTTGCTGAATCTTACAGGTTTGACTTGTATGATATTGGTAATCCTGAACAACCTAATATCCAGTTGGCTAGAATTAAAGGTATGGAAGATATCCGTGGCTACCAGAGAGGTTTGAGAAATCCTTGGACTGGTGAAAATGGTGGAGATATGGCATATGATGAGGACTCTACAGTAGTACACAAGTTTGCTGCTTTGGGTGCTATCGTCTTAGATCCTAACCGTACCATGTCACTAATTCCTGCTGTGCTTGCAGGATAGTATTAATAATAATAGTTACCCCTAATTACTGGGGTAACTTCTTTTTATAAATAAAAAATATTAAATAATATGGGAGAATTAGATAATATGGAAGTTGATTTTGATAGTGTAGGTACACCAACAGAAATCCCTAAAACTGTTAAAGAAGTAGTTGAAGAAGCTTCTCCAGTGAGAAATGAAGTAACCCCTTCTAAGAAAGAATTTGTTAATTGCTTACGTAATGAACGTGTAATAGTAAAATTCGTGCATAATGAGAAGGGCTTAATTTCAGATCCTAAACATGTTTTATATGGAGGTTTAGGGGAAAATTCTAAGAGACGTTTTGTAGTTCCAGTATTACAGTCTGGAGTGTTTAAGAATGTTCTTACCAACTCTGAAAAAGAATGTCTTGAAACCATCATGGGACTTCCAGAAAATGCTCTTTCCGTATATAGGAAAGTAGATAACTTCTGGACTAATAGAGGAGTTACCTTGGGGAAAGAACCAACTATTTTGGATTTATCTATACCAGATGATTATATTAAATATAAAATACTGTTAGCTAATGATGATTATATAGCACCTTCTGAAGAAGCTCTACGTAATCATAGGAAGGCTACATACCAATTTGTATTACACAGAGAGGGGCAAGAGTTAGAAAATGCTTTAGAATCATTGAATACTACTTCAAAAGCTTTTATGTTGTTTGGGGAGTTGAAGGATGATTTAAAGAAGCTTGCCATGGTTATTGAAATGACTACTGGTAAAACAATTTCTAGGATAGAAAAGAAACATGTGTTTGCTCAAGTAGAAACAGCTATTAAAGAGACTCCAGAACGTTTTATTAAAAATGCGGAGGATCCTTTCTTAGATACTAAGATATTAATAAAAGATGCTAT